CAATGTTACCGATTAGTGCGTTATTTCCATCAACACCAGCATATGCGTCTCTTTCGCCTGGAACTACAAATCCACCTAAGAGTTTCAACGTAGTTGGTGAGAATGTTGCCAGCGGGTTTAGAGTATAATTCTCGAACTGTTCTATATGATATCTATCCAATGAAACTTTGACCTTACCAAGACCGCCTGTGTATTCTGAATCGTAAATCGCATAGTGACTGAGTTCTCCTTGATTTGCAACCAAGGGTAGAACTGAAGCAGAATCGGTAATAAGAACCAATGGTGCTCTTGGTAAACCCGCACTGTCCATAAGATCATAACCGTCAAATGGTAAACCTCCAAATCCAGCTTCACCAATCGCTTGAATTTGTCCAGCAAGATAAAATCCAGCTGGGTGTACAAAGAGTTTGTACACTTCTCGCCATACAGTAATAGGAATACCTATCTTAATCAATATCGCAAAGGTTTGATATAGTTTATCGTCTGTTATAAATCTATTACTAAGTGGACCGATCTCAGAATTATTTAATAAAAATATTTTATCCTTCGTATATTCAACGTCTGGATCTTCACCGAAGAAAGAACGAAAAAATTGTTGAATTGCAAGTTTAGATCCCTTTGATTTATAAAGATTACTTGCAATTTGAGCAGCACCTCTTTTGTCTGCAAATCCCTGAAAGTAACTTTCACCTAACAACAACTCATCTTCTAAAAAAGATAAAAGAGATAAATCTGTTTCAACAATATCTTTTGTTTCAAAGAGATGGTCTATTAATTCTGCTGGAGATTCTTCACTCTCTATCCATTCATAATATTTTTCGAGAAAAGTAATAAAGGCTGGGTAATCTTGCCTAAAATGCTCAGGCAAAACCTCCTGTATCCTTCTGTCATATAAGGATAACTCTCGACGGTTTCTTTCTGTATATCCTCTGTGTGCCATTTTATGTACTTGATACTTCTACTGGTAATTCGTTTGACAATGCTGGATCAAATACTAGAATATTATTTCTAGCAGGTGAAATTGCACTTTGATTGCCCGGAGTAACTGAAATTTTTATAAAGTCGTCTCCACCCAAAATAGCTTCAGGTGCAAACGCGATCAATCTCACTCTACCGTCTAAGAAATATTCTCCTACATTATCTACGAGGGGAATATTCGCACCTTGTTGAATTACTTGAATAGTACGACTATTTAACTTGTTTTTCAAAAAACATGTTTTACCATTAAATCTGAAAAGACTAGAGTTAATAATATAATCGGTATTACTAGGAGGAGATATAGCCTGAGGAAAAAAGAAATTGTAGTTGGTTTCTTTACCCAATCGACTGATTGTTGCACCACTATTATTTACTTTTTCTGGTACTAATCGTTGTTGCATTCTAATATCCGCTCTACTTGAAAGTACAGATGGATCTACAGCATCAACCGATGTCAATAAGTTAGAACGTCTAAACGATTGACCAAACTTACCAATTGTTTCTTGAAAATAATTATCAACCGCAGCTGCAACATTTGTCTTAATTGTGTTTAATCCTAGAGTTGTAAATCTTGGGTTAAACTGATAGTATACTGTAGTTTCAATGAACGTAGTGATAGGATCTAAGAACCTTAGATTCCAAGATACGATTGATAACTGTTCGACGTAATTTTCAATCGAAATTTTAAGATCAGAAATTTCATCGTCAGATAATCCAGCTCTCCATCGTATACTCATATAGACCGCGCCATATTCAGGTGGATCATTATCTTCACCACCCCAAGAATTTATTTCTTCAATGTATTGTCTAAATCTAGCAAACACAAGGGTTGAGTAATCATTTGCAACAACCATTCTATTCTGAGTCGTATATTGAAATGGTGCATTCTTTTTAATCGATTCGTTGGTTTCTTTTTCCGAACCACCGGAAGAGTTAGAAACCGTTGACGCGATAATATCTAATTCCGCATTATCTCCGTTGTTTAATGTTATACTCAATTTCTCAGCAGCAGTGAAGGTTTTGCCTCCATTAGAAACACTACCACTACAACTGATATATTCAACTTCAATCTTATTTCCGGCTTCGGGTATCGGGCCTAATGTATTACCATTACCAAACGATAGTTCAAAGAATCCGTTAGGACTTTCTTTCAAGACATATATCAAAGAACTTTCGTTAATTTCGGTTGCTTCGTTAATGGGAGTGTAAATCTGAAAATCTGTGGATGAAGAAGTTTCGAATACTCTCACCAACACAGTTGACCTATCTAGATTTTTATCTGGAATGACATATATCTCGTTTTCTTGTGTAGATCCCACAATAAAGGTTCTTGTTTTTACTGCACCCTCAAAGATAGAAATTTGTTCTGGATCATCACCGGAAGGCAATTCAAAACTATAGACACCCTGATTATATGTTGCAGTAAGAACCTGTCTAGTTAAAAATGAATATGAAACATCATCGATAGTAGAATTAAATTTAAAATTAATAGGTAATGTAATAGAGGATGGTTCATTACCACCTTCCAAAGTAGTTGTTAGTTCAACCTTTGCACTCGAAGAAGTTCTTGAGCCTGGTATATAACCAATCGCAGATGCTAGAGAAACAATCGAACTTCGAAGTTGAGCTGTACCTAGAAAAGATTCGTTCAAAGCATAGTTTGCTATCAAACCATTATAGTGAGTATTGTAAGCTAATACATCGAGTAGGTTTGAAAGTCCAGCACCTTCGAAATCAAAATCAGTAAATTCGTTCTGCGCTTCAAAAAATGTCTTTAGATTGTTTTTAATCGTGTCGAAATCTAAAGCTGTTGACTTAACTGTGGTTGACATTTATCTTAGCCTCGAAATTGTTGTTTCTAATGTTATGGTTTGATCAGTATTTTTTACAGAAAACGTTAAGAGAATGTTTACTGCATTAATATCCTCTTGTACACCAACCTGTACAGATCTCACTGCAGCTCTTGGTTCGTATGTTTCAATCACAGATTTAATTCTCTCGACTATTTTTCCACCTGTTTGTGAGTCTGCTAGTTCAAAGAAAAAACGTTGTAAATCTACACCGAAGCCTGGATCGAAAGGTTTTTCCAATTTATTAGTAGATAGTATAGTTTTTATCGATTGTTTTACAGCAGCACCTTCGGTCTTTTTAAAAACATTACCTACATTACTAGCCTTGAAACTCAAGTCTATATCTTTGTACGGTTTATTTCTCGTACTGGTAACACTAATTTTCGAAATATTAGCGTCTTCTAATGAAAAAACTCTGGATGCCATTTTTGATGCTCGGTAATTGTAATCTTATTTATACTGGTTCTAATACTTCAACGACTTCATTTAACGACAAAGTACTGCCGTTGAAGGTTGTTTTTAAGTTTTTACTGAATGACATATCGAAGGTTTCGTTTGCTTCGGGCATCACCACCACTAACTGACAACTAAGTTCACCAGAAGGGTCGTATGTATCATAGTCTAGAATCAACTCCTGATACTTCAAGAAGTCTTTCCAATAAACCGCAAGTTCAAATGAGTTTTCAAAATCAATCTTACCGTTTTCACCCAACAACTGATATACAATTGCACGTCCAGTTTGTTTGTAATCGTTGATTGAATTTGCAGTTGGTGTTTCACTGGGTGCTGGTTTGTAGACTCCCTCAGAAACAATCAATCGGTTTTTCGCAAAAGTTTTATTTGTAATTACTGTTCGCATCACTTCAGCCTGAAGATAGAGTTGTCGTGCAATAAGTTTTTTATCTCCACTCAATTGTTCAAACTGTAAACGAGAACCCTTAGAACCTAGAAATTTAGCAACGGTAATTCCAGGCGCAAGAGGAGTTGCGGAAGTAATGTCCGATTGAAAGTTTGGATTATATACTGGGTCAACAAGATATATCATGACGGAGTGAACCTCTTACTTCTATTTTCAGCTGGGTTGTTGCCCAATAGTGTTCGACCAAATTGTAAACTTGGGTTTTTATTATATGCACGACCGACTCTTGGAGGTCGTGTTTCGGAATATTTACTTGACAGTCTATTCTCTCCAACCAGAGTGCCTATTAAATTGGTGTTTTTTAAATTAGCAGGGTCTCTTAATTTAGATCTAATTTCATAAATTGTAGGATCACGATTGAACAACTCATCATAATCATCTGTTTTTAGAATTTCTAATTTAAGTTCGTCCTCTGGATCAACCTGAACATTTCGTATACCGTAGTTGCCAGATGACAATAAAGGTGTTATAATTGCAGTTGTTGGCATATCCGCCGTAGGTTCGATCTGAACGTAAGGCATTTCAGTTGGATAAGTTTTAGGATTCCTTACCTTCGACGCACCTGTAGCTGTTCCTGCTTCAGCTGGTGCTGATTGTGCCCAAGAAGATTCTCCTGCCTTGTTTGCAAAGTCTGATGTGATTGCCTCAGTCGCTTTACCAATAAATGTACCATAGTGTGTTGTACCACCCAATCCACCACCGCCAGGAGGACCAGAGAAAACCTTACCGTAGTGATCAATTAATTGTCCACCAATTGTTCCTGTCACACCAATGACAGAAACGGTGTCACCCGATATGTTCGCAATCTGAGAGGAAGCAACCCATTCATCAACAGCAGTGGTAATTAATTTTTTACCACTGGTAAATTCTACATCACCTTCAACAAAATTTCTCTGATTTCCCTTGACAAACACATTGCGATCTGATAATAAAGTTTCGGTATTAACATCTACCACTCGAAGAGAACGAGAACCTTTTACCACGTGGTTTTGATTTTCATCAACGGTCTTGGTGTGATTCCGGTGAATTGTTTCTGTCTTGTTACCGGCAGTAGTGACATTAATGTTACCTTCTACTTCTAGATTATAGTCACCTGCAATCTTGACATTGACATTACCTTTGTATACCAGATCTGCTTGACCCTCAACAATAACAACATCGTCACCACCTGTCACCGAAACTTTCTTATTAACCGACGAGAACAAAACACTCCCGTCAGCTCTTAATTCAAGACCAGCACCTGTTCGGTGTTTGATAAGTATTCGTTCACCACCAGGCGTGTCATCAACGTGAATTGCATGACCTGATGTAGTTTCTTGAACCTGATTGTACGGAAACTGAGATGGTTTTTGATCAGAAAATTCAATAGAGACACCATAGTCACCACCACTTGAGAACAAGGTTTCGATAGTTTCGCCACGAGAGGATTTGTTTATTGAAGATCCGAAAAAATAATCCCTTTTAGGAAATTCACCCGAAGCTTCGTCAAAACCTTCTCTAGGAACACCCTTGGTCTCTTCCTGACCACTTCCCAGTTTTTTAACTCTATTTCTAAAATTGTCTAGTAGTGTTGTCATGATGGTACTTGTGTTTGATTAATTTGTGCTTGAGTAAAGGGTCCTTCTGAAGACGGATCAACAAATAAAGATTTTTTACCAAACAGGTCTTCACAAAAATCTCTAACATCGAAGCCTGGATCATCTTCTAATGGGTCTAAGTCATTATGACCCAATATTTGTCCGCCCGGAAAAGTTCTATAAAACGCTTTACAAATCTCCTGAAATGATGTAAACTGACTTCGGGTCAGAGAAGAAACTGATTTATATTCCAA